GATCAAATCAGTATGATTTTGCGTTGGCCAACAGTTAAAGACCTCTCTGAATTAGATTTAAGTACAAACGATTTGGTTGGTAATGTTATAGGTTTATTCAGTCGGTGCATATCTCAAATTATTGATGCTAATGAAATACATAATCGAATTGACATGAGTTCTAAAGAATTAGACGAATTTATTGATAGTTTACCAACAGAAGTATTTGAAAAAGTTGGAGAGTATTTTGATACCATGCCGCAACTTCTTCATGTGGTAAATATTGTAAATCCAAAAACTGGAGTGGAAAGTGAGATTGTAATTCAAGGATTGGAGAATTTTTTTTCATAGCCCTCTCACACATATCAATTAGGTCATATTATGAATTGAACTTTGCATTGATGCAACATCATAAATATAGTTTAACAGAACTTGAAAATATGATACCGTGGGAGAGGGAAGTATATGTTGGTTTATTAGCAAATTATCTTGAAGAGGAAAGAATAAAGGAAGAAGAAGAAGAACGTCGATATAGGAGGTAGTTGTGGCACAAAAAAAACTTGAGCCAAATAGTCAATTTGAAAAATATGATTTAGATGGTGATGGTGTTGTGACTGATGAAGAATTTGAGATGGACCAAAAATTAGTTAGACTAGAGAATGAGGATAAAAAGGAAGATGCTCAGCGTCGAATGGCGTGGTTTGCGCTTGCTGGTATGTTACTGTATCCTACACTCGTTGTATTATCTGTGTTGACAGGTTTAGAAAAAGCAGCATCTGTTTTAGGTGACATGGCACCGACATATTTTGTTTCTGTGGCAGCAATCGTTGCTGCTTTCTTCGGAAAAGAAGCATATGTCAAAAGTAAAAACGCTGAAGTAAGTATAAAGAAGTAGGATAGGATCATGGCAACATTAGATGAATTAATTGTTGAAATGCGACGGGTTCGACAATCTCAAGAAGTTGGAAATGATGAAGCTCGTAAACAAGCAGAAATGGAAAGAAAACTTCTTGGGCAGTCGGAAAAACAATACGAGGCAATGTTGCAACAAAGAAGCGTAACTGAAGCTTCTAAAAAAGCGATGGATGATATTGAAGCAGTCCTTGGCGAAGATGCAAAAAATAATAAACAATTTCAAGATGCACAAAAAAGATACAACAAAGAACAGGCAAAGGCACAAAAACTTGAAAGTCGAAGAAATTTACTCTCAAGATTCAAAGATACTAAAGGAGAAAAAGGAACTGGGGCAGCAATAGGAGAACTTGGTGGAACTGCCTTAAAAGGTATCGGGTCGAGCTTTAAAAAACTCAATGATCTAGTTGGTGGATTTGGAAAAATCTTCAAATTGCTTGTAATCCCAGCACTTGTGTTACTTGTCAATAGTCCTGCCTGGCCGTGGCTCAAGTCATTCGTATCAGATATCATTCACCTTTTCTCTGAAAAGGGGCCTATTGGATCAAGTTTAAAACCTATCTTAGATTTTTTTGGTGCGGGCGGGGCGCTTGGCGGTATTATGACTGGCTTAGCATTACTGGCGACAGGACTTACAGCAGCAGTTGTTTTTAAACCATTTAAAGTCATGGGTGGTATTGCTAATCTTGGCAAATTTCTTGGGAAAAAATTATTTAATATAGTGTCAGGAATTGGCGGCAGAGGAGCCGCCAGCGGTGGTTCTGGAGCTCCTAGTCGTGGACCAACTGGTGCTGTCCGACCTGATGGATCAGTTCGAGGTCGTGATCCTGCGCCTAGTAGAGATCGACAACCCGCTAGAGGTCAACCCGCTAGAGGTGGTCGAGCTCGGGGAGGCGGCGGCATAGTTGGAGTTGCTCAGAAAGCTTCTAAATTGGGTAAAGCCGCTGGGGCAGGTATAGGAGGGTTCTTGAGTGGAATACTTAAAGGTATTGCCAGCGGTCTTGCAGCCATGGCGAATCCGGCGTCACTCGTTGGATTACTAGCAGTTTCTGCCGGACTAATAGCAATCGCTACTGCTGCTCGTATTATGAAACCAGCATTTGAACCAATAGGCAAACTGGTTGAATCTGTAGGAAAATCAATTAAGACGGTTTTTGCGGGAATAAGTGAAACTGTCACCAGCATTGGTGGCTCTATTAGAAATATTATCGAAGGAATAGGTGAATCTATTGGTAAAGTTATTGATAAAATTAGTAATATGAGTACTGCTGGTACTAAGGCAACCACTGACCAAATCAAAGAACTAAGTGCAATTCCGGGCGATAAAATTATTGGTGCGGCCAAGGGTATCGAAGCAATGAAGAAAGCCCTTGATGATTTTGGTGGTGGTACTTTATCTAAAATTGGAGATAGTTTATTTGGTAGTGACGGACCCATTACAAAAATTGTTGAACTAACTAGTAAAGTTCCAGAACTTATGAAAGCTGCTGAAGCAATTAATGTCCTTGGCGCTGCTGGTAGTGACTTTGCAGCGGCTGATGCAGAACTTAGTAGACGAAAAAGAATTACCACATTAACCAAAGATATTGCATCAGGTGATGTAGAAGGATCAGATACGGAAGAAAATATTAAAGCAGCAAAAGACGAACTTGCTGAATTAAGAAGACAGAGTAAAGAGTCGGGATTAGCTGCAAGATCACCAGCGCAAATGACCCGCAATGCCGAGGCTGTTACTGCCAGTGGAGTTCCGAACCATTCTCATGCAGCTGCACCAGTAGTTGTCGCACCAAGTAGCACTGTCAATGAAGGATCAAGGACATCAAACAATGTAAGTACTTCAGCTTCACTGAAGCCAACAGGAACAACGGGAGCTCTTGTAAATGGTGCTGGTTCTATGGCAATGCAAGGCGGATAAGAAAAAACCCCTCACCAATTTCTCAGCGAGGGGTTCTTGTTAAGGATAGAACAGTCTATCCTTCTGCGAGTTTTTCAAAATATGACATTGCGTCATCATCATCAGCTTCTACAGTAGGTGCTGGTTCTGGTTTAGTATCAACCTTGATTGCAGAACTTGGTTCAGATTCCATCAAAGTCTGAACTGTTGTATTTGCAACCACAGTCCCAGATAGAACTGCATCCAGACGAGTCTTCAACTCATCATAGGACTTGAAGTTAGTTGGTGATGTAAAGTCAGCAAGGGAGTATTGCTTGTTATACATCTCTTCCAACGCACCGTCATCACCATCAAGCAGTGGAGTTACGCTATCAAAGGATGATAGATCATAGTTCCAATACCCATCTACCTTACGAAGCTTCAACTTGAAGTTCGCACCTTCCCAAAAATCAAAAGGATTAATGGGATCAGTATCAGGAAACGGAGGCTGCATTGCTTCCATCACCTTATCGAAAATCTTCTTACCATAACGATAGAGGAAGACATTACCCTCGTTTTGAGGATTTGCAGCATCACTCACCACATAGATGTTTGAGTAATATTGCAGCTTACGCTTCTGCTTACGAGCAATCTCTTTATCTGACTCAATACCAGAGTTCCAGAGTTTAGAGTTGTACTCCGACACAGGGTCATTGTTACCCAGCGTAGTCAATGAGTTCTCAATAAACCACTGACCAGTTGGCCCTTGGAAAGCGTGATTCCAAAGTTTTACCCAAGGAAGGTCTTCACCCTTTGGTGCAGGCAGGAAACGAATGACGGCATAACCATTGCCAGTCTTATCCATCGTAGGTTTCCAAAGACGTTCATCAACGTAAGACTTCTTCTCTAGGGGGGCAGATTCTTTCTGGGCGGCACCCAATAGTGAATCCAAACTATTCTGCTTCTTCATTGCAGCTAACGACATTATATTCTCCTTATGTTTAAGTATATTTCGTATGTTTAAGTATGTTTAATGTATCATGATGTATGCAAAATGTCAATACTCCTTTATTTATAATCATTCAATAATAGCTCTTTACAGAACTCTTCTTTTGACAAGAACTTTACATTAGAATGGTAGTCTCGTATTGACGAAAAGTGCTGGGCGACCACCACCGAATTGCAACCTACCCAATAAAAAGTTCTATCCTTATACTTGTCAAAAATCTCACTCATTTGGTTTATCCAGTTTACAGGATTAAACCCTTTCGCAGAGGCAGGCAAATAGTTGTCTGTCCCTTTGTATATGTTATTGATTGATTCGTCGTATGAACTCAAATCAAACCCCAACATATAAATCTCTTCTGCATTCTGTTCGTGACATGCACATAGCAAGGCCATGTTACCAGTTGATAGATTGGAATTACCAACATTCACAATGTTGTCATTCTCATTTACATAGGTAATCCAGATTCCAACGTCCTTTTCCATCTTGAGCTTGAGGTCATTCATATCCAAGTTTGGATGCATCTTGATCATATACTCAATAGTCTCATGAACCGTTGCAGGGTCTTTGCCAGATATAACACACTGATCAGTTTTAGTTTTACTCCTGTGAATAAATG